AAATTGCAGCACAAGCTTGCCACGGTGCAGTAAGTGTTGTTATGAAAGCTTTAGTTAAGAAAGGTTTACAAAATCAGTATTTGATAAACAATGACGGTAGAGTTTCAGTCCCAAAAAGCAATGAAGATATTGCTAAATGGTTTGAGGGAGACTACAGAAAGATATGTTGTTATGTTAATTCAGAAGAAGAACTCCTTGAATTGTGTAGTAAGGCTGATGAATTAGATATAACATACTCTCTTATTAAAGATAATGGTCTTACAGAATTTCACAGAGAGCTCACTACAACCTGTGTAGTATTTGAACCGCTCGAAGATGAAAAGATTAATACTATTACTGGCAATCTACCATTACTTTAACTTTTTTAACTTATCAATACAATTATACAGAGCATAAAAATTCCAGCGAAAGCTGTTTACATAGATTTACTTCCGTATTCCGGTATAAAAACCGTTTACATAGATAGCAAATGAGAGGAGAGAACACAATAGATACAATTAATAACAAGCAAAGGTTTCTCGACATATGCAAAAGCGAAATAAAAAGAGAAGGATTAAATGACCTACTTGATTGGCTTGAAAAGAGCGACTTCTTTTATGCTCCAGCAAGCACAAAGTTTCACGGAAATTACGCAGGCGGATTGTTAATACATTCATTGAATGTTTATGACTGCTTAAAGATGCTAATTAAAGCAAATGGTATCGAAGACATTTCGGACGAAACAGTAGCGATAGTATCTTTGTTTCACGATATTTGCAAAGCAAACTTTTATAAAGTAGGTACAAGAAATGTTAAGGACGAAGAGTCTGGTCAATGGTATAAGAAGGAAGTTTACGAAATTGACGATAGCGTATTCCCAATTGGTCACGGGGAAAAGAGCTGTATTATCCTACAATGGTTCTTAAAGAAACTGACAGTAGATGAATTGCTCGCAATTAGACACCATATGGGCGGTTTCGACAATGCAGTAAAAGGCGGAGACTTCAGTATGTCCAGAGCTTATGAGATGAGTAAGCTTGCAGTTCTATTACATCTTGCCGATATGAATGCTACATATTTATTGGAGGAATCAAATGGATAATCAGGAAACAAAACTTAATATTCATCAGAAACTTGCGAAGATTCGCAAACCTGTTGAAGTTATTAAGAAAAACAAAAAGGGTTATGGATACACATATGTAACAGAAGAAGAAATACTTTCCAAGATTTCTGGTCTTATGGAAAAATATAGTGTTTCATTAACTCCATCAATTGTACCCGGTACAACACAGATTACACCTTATCATTATCTGAAAACAAAATCAGATAAGACAGGTAAGATTTATGAAGAGCATTGTAATGATATGCTCATCCAAGCTGATATGGTTTGGACTTGGACAGATAACGACAATCCCGAAAATAAGATTGAAGTTCCTTGGGTTCTTGTCGGTCAGCAAGGAGAATTGAGTCAGAGCTTTGGTTCGGCTCTTACATATGCTTCACGATACTTTATGCTTAAGTATTTCAATGTTGCTACATCAGACGATGACCCTGAGTCATTCTATCTCAAAAAGAAAGAAGCTGAAAAGCACGAAGAACTTATGATTGTTGAGGGTATCGTTAACAACATACATGAATTCGTTGAACATCATTTAAGCATTAAGCCAAAGGACAGAGACGAATTGATTAAGCTTATTAAGAAATTTATTAAGAGTGCGAATTACTTTGACATCAAAGATGTTGCGACTGCTACAAAGTTATTTGAAGCTCTTAATGAAAACTTTTCAACCGAGGAGGACAAACAGTAATGGGATTTAGACCTAATGCTTGGGCAACTGTATGGTCTGTAGAACCGTCAGCAAAAGGTTCTTCAACCAAGGTTAGACTATCAACAAGCAAGAAAAACAAAGACGGCGTATATGAGCAGGATTTCTCAGGTTTTTGCTTATTCATCGGTGATGCACATACCGGTGCAGCAAAGTTAGCTGAGAAAGACAGGATTAAGATTGGTGAGTGTGAGGTTACTACTCTCTTTGATAAAGAGAAGAACAAAGAATATGTGAACTATAAGGTTTACAATTTTGAAACATCTGACGACTCAGGCAAATCAACACCTGCAAGTGCTGGTAAATCAGCAAAGAAACCCGCATTTGAAGATGCTGTCGAGGAAGGCGAAAGTAACGAAGACAATCTACCGTTCTAAGGACGAACGATTAGATGAATTGTTCACACATAATTGATGAAATGGTTTGGAGTTATTCGAGGATAACAACATATGAAACCTGTCCTTATAGATTTTTTCTAACATACATATTAAAGCTCGATAAGAAGCGACTATTCTTTTCTGACTATGGTTCATTTATACATAGCATTATAGAAAAGCATTTGACCGGAGAGTTGAAGAAAAGTGAATTAGATAAATATTATTTATCAGAATTCCAAAACAATGTTGTTGGTCGAGCTCCAAACCTTTCGATATTCAAAAATTATTTCCAACAAGGTTTACTATATATGAAAAACTTCACCTTCCCATATAACAATGTTTTAGAAGTTGAAAAAGAAATCAGCTTCAATATTAAAGGTAAACCTTTTGTTGGTTTTATAGATGCGGTTGCAAAAGACACGGGAATAGTTGTTGTTGACAATAAATCAAGAGATTTAAAACAACGCTCCACTCGTAAGAAGCCTACTAAATCCGACGAGGAATTAGATAAATATCTCAGACAGTTATATTTCTACTGCATAGGTATTCTTAATGAGTATAAAGAACTTCCTGAGAAATTGTGTTTTAATTGTTTTCGTTCAGGGACTGTAATTACAGAGCCTTTTGTTCAAGAGAAGTTTGAAGATGCACAGAACTGGGCTTTAGAAATGATTGATACTATACGAAACACTACAGAGTGGACACCTAATGTTGATTATTTTGTCTGCAACCATCTATGTGATATGTGTCACCATTGCGAATATAACCGCTTATCAGAAAGACGGTGACTTGATGGATGTAAATGATATTAAAAATATTGAAAGTGAAGCAGGTGTGATTGCTTCCATCTTATTAAAACCAGAGCTCACATTTTATTCTGAGCAATTGAAACCAAACCATTTTTCTGACAGTGCGAATGCATACATCTACTATGCTGTATGCGAGTTAGCCAAAAGAGGTATTGAGAAGATTGACGCATACAATCTGACGAACATCCTTAATGCAAAAGAAGCAACAAAAAAGCAGACGGATGTTCTTACAATACCTGCCCTGAATGAGTTAATTGATTTAAGTAAGGAGATAGCTCGCGAATCTCTTGAGGAATATAGAATGTTAGTTGACAATGTTCTTGATGCAGCATTTAGACGAGACACCTATATGAAGCTAAGCGAATGTCAAAGACTTTGTTTTGACAATAGTGAAAAAGAGATTGAGCAGAAAATATATTCGTCGCTTGACAATGTGATGATGGAGTTCAGTACTGCAAACGAAGTTCCACAATACAAAGATGTAGTCGATGATTTGTGGGGGGAAATTCAAAGAAGACAAGGCGAAGGTCTTGCAGGCATTCCCTTTAAGTTTAATACTTTGAATAACTTTGCAACCATTGAGCCCGGCGAATTATTTATATTTGCTGCTGAAGCAAAGCAAGGTAAGAGTATGATACTTCTAAACTGTGCTGTTGATTTATTAAAAAAGAATTTAGCAGTACTGTATTTGGATAGTGAATTAAATTCCAGAATGTTTACTTGTAGATTGATTGCACACATTACTGGTATAGAATTTAACAGAGTTAAAACAGGAAGATATAATGCAGAAGAAGCAAAGAAAATAGAAAAATGTATTAACTGGTTAAAGACAAGAAAATTCACTCACCTTTATATGCCGATGTTTGATGCACAATCTATTTACACAACGGTAAAAAAGGTTAAGCACACACAAGGTCTTGATGTTCTAATCGTTGATTACTTCAAAGGTAAAGGCGATGGAGATGCATTTGCATCATACCAAGAACTTGGAAGACTGGTAGATATGGTAAAGAACCAAATCTGCGGAGATATGAATGTAGCCGGTATCGGTGCCGCACAAGCAACTTCAACTGGTAAGGTTGCCGACAGTGCAAAGATTGGTAGAAATGCTTCTACAATTGCAATTATCCAAGACAAAACACCAGAGGAAATTGAAGCTGATGGAATTGAGTGCGGCAATAAAAAGCTCCGAGTCGTTTACAATAGAAACGGCGCACAAATGGCGAGCGATGAATACATAGATATGGCTTTCAATGGAAATTTAATTTCATATGAGGAAGCCAAACAACACGAAGAAGTTTGTCCATATTAGGGGGTGTTGTGAGTGGATGTATCAGATATTATTGACTCAGTAGATATCCTCGAATATGTGTCACAATATTGTGACTTCGAAGAAAAAAATGGAGAGTATTGGGCACTGTCTCCACTCAAAGAGGAGAACACTCCATCATTCTCTATAAATACAGAAAAGCAATACTTCTACGACTTTAGTTCTGGAAGTGGTGGAAACATATTATCTTTCATTCAGAAATATCATCAGTGTGATTTTTACAAGGCAATAGACATATTGAAAAAGTATGCTAATATTACCGAGGATGTAACGATTAATAAAAGATTAACCACCACAAAGGTTTTGAAAAAATTTAAGAAACCAAAGCCGAGAGCTCGTGAGTCAAAAGGCGTGCTGCTCGATTCTGATTATATGTCCAGATATGAATTCAACACAAATAAGTTACAGGCTTGGGTTGATGAGGGAATATCACTTGAAGTTTTAAGAAATCACGGGGTTATGTATGATGAGTTTTCAGACAGGATTGTTTATCCAATATATAACCTTAACGGAGACATTATAAATGTAAGCGGAAGAACCTTAGACCCAGACTATAAGGCAAAGAAAATAAGAAAATATACATACTTCAAACCACTTGGAGATTTGGATACAATTTACTGGCTATATCAAAACAAAGATGAGATACTTCGCAAGAAAGAAATCATTTTGTTTGAGGGTGCTAAGTCAGTAATGACAGCAGAGAGTTGGGGAATTACCAACTCAGGAGCTATATTAACATCACATCTCAATCCATTACAGTTGAGGATTTTAATTAAGCTCGGTGTAAAAGTTGTTTTTGCACTTGATGAAGATGTTGATATAGCAGACGATGCAAATATCGCAAAGCTCAAAAGGTTTGTGAAAATAGAAAAGATTGTAAATGTTGACAAGCTCTTGTCTGAGAAAATGTCTCCAGTAGATATGGGCAAGGAAGTTTGGCAAACCTTATACGAAAGGAGAGTGCCGGTCAATTGATACACTTACATACACATTCGATGTATTCTTTAAGAGATAGTATTATTAAGCCAGACGACTTGATAAGAAGACTCAAAGAAATAGGACAGGACACTGTGGCAATAACAGACCACGGTGGAAGTTTGGGTGGAGTTAGTCTTTACAAGGCACTCTCTGCCGAAAACATAAAGTACATTCACGGTGTTGAATTTTATGTTTGTGACGATGTTAACATAAAAGACAAAGACAGTAAATACTATCATCTTGTTGCATTGTGTAAAAATGAAACTGGAAGACTTAATATGAATACTTTAATAAGTATGTCAGAGCATCCAGACCATAGATACTACAAACCAAGAATTGATTTTAATATGTTGTCGCAATACGGAGATGGTTTAGTCATTATGAGTGCTTGTATGGCTGGCGAAGTAAGCCGACACCTTATGGACGGAAATACTACAAAAGCCGTTGAGACAGTACTCAAATATAAAGAAAGGTTTGGAGATGATTATTATCTTGAAGTTCAAGCTCATCGTGATGATGAACAGATAGAACTTAACAAAAAGATTTTAAACATTTCTAAAGAATTTGGAATTGGATGTGTCGTAACTTGCGACGCACACCATACATATGAGTCAGACCGACAGTATCAAATGAAGTACGCATTTAATGGTGCTTACAAAGAAGATGGCGAATCATATCTGGATTGTTTTATACAAAGCGAAAGCGAAGTAAGAGATAGATTATGGTACTTTGATGATGAGACTATAAGTTCAGTAATCAAAATGACACACACGATAGCCGATAAGTGTGATGTTGAAATGCCATTGTCTGCTCCAATTATGCCAAAGGTTGATACTCCCGAAGAGTTTTCAAATAATAAGCAATGGCTTGAAAAACTTTGTGAAGATGGGTTCAAAGAAAAGTTGAACATTGATGTAAATAACAGATGTGTGTTTGACAAAAACAGAAAATTATTCCAACCAGTGTATGACGAGAATGGTTTTCTTACAGGATATGACGATGTTGAGTTATCTGAAGATAAGGTAATTGAATACATTGATAGGTATCTGTATGAACTTGACAGTCTTAACCGAATGGGTTTTATAGACTACATCTTACTTGTATATTCGTATGCAAACATTGCAAAGAGACGAGGTATTGCCAGAGGTTCTGGTGGAGGTAGTTTGATTTGTTATGTAACTAATATAACAAACATCGACCCAATAGAACACGGTCTTTACTTTGAAAGGTTTATTGATGTTGGTGCGTTGGCTCTGTTGGAGTCAGGAGAAATTACAGCAAAGGAATTAAAAATTCCAGATATAGACCTTGACTTTTCTGGCGAGTCTTGTGCTGAGGTTCTTAAGTTTTTGTATAACAAGTACGGTGAAGAAAGAGTTGCTTCAATCGGAAAGTTTGGAACAAACCAAACCAAAGGAACAATACGAGATATGTGTAAGGTTCTTGATATTGATTTAGAAACCGCCGACAGAATAGCAAAATCATTTGAGAACTACGAAATTGGTGAAATTGATTTGATGATTAGTGGAGAGATTGACTCCACTGCAAATGCTGAAGAAGCAATATCTTATGTAAAAAAATACGACGAACTATTTGATTATGTAAGAAAACTCAATGGTCTACCAAAATCGTTTGGATTACACGCTTGTGGAAAAGTTATCAGCACAAGAGAACTCGACTACTTCTTACCATCTTGTTATGATGCTGATGGAGTTAGATACCTACAAGGCGATATGCACGATGTTGAAGATGTTGGGTTAGTTAAGATAGATGTTCTTGGACTAAGGACATTAGACCAAGAGTACGACACATTAGAAATGTCTGATGAAGACAAGGATTTTATAAACCCTAAGCAAAGGTATGATGATGAAAAGGTTTTAGAAATTTTCAGGAATGGAGACACTCTTGGAATATTCCAGTTTTCTTCACACGGAATGAGACAAACATTAAAAAAAATGAATGTCAGCGGAATTGAAGACTTATCAATTGCCAATGCATTATTCCGTCCCGGTTCAATGGCATACATTGATGATTTCTGCAAACGAAAAAAGGGCGAAGAAAAATTTGAATACTTACATCCCGACCTTGAGGGAATATTGAATAACACATATGGTATTATCGTATTCCAAGAACAACTTATTGAGATAGGTAGACTTGCGGGAATTCACAATCCAGACTTACTTCGTAAAGCAACAGGTAAGAAAAACCCAAAACTATTGGCTCAGGTTAAACCAGAGCTTGAAGAGAAGCTTAAAGCAAGAGGTTGGAGTGATGAGCAGTTTGATAAACTGTGGGCAGATATGCTCGACTTTGCAAAGTATTCGTTTAACAAAGCACATTCAAGTGCATACGGTATTCTTGCATATCTAACTGCAAAACAAAAAGCATATTATCCAGCAGAGTTTTTTGCGGGCTTATGTAATTCTTATATAGGACACAGTGCTTATGTTAAAGAAAAAGCCGAAGAAATTATTGCTGATGCAAAGCGACACAAGGTAATCATTGAGCCGTTTAATTTTAGAGACGACCACAGGAAGTGCTCGGTAAAAAACGGCAGAATAGTTTACGCAATACCTCTTATAAGAGATTGTAATACGGCAGCCGCAGAAGCTCTATACAAAAACAAAGATACGAAACGAGAATACTTCTGGCAGTTGGTTGTTGATTTACTTAACTCCGGGCTTGACGCATCTAAGTTAAAGATTTTAATTCGACTTGGCTTCTTTGAGGAATTTGGAAATATCAAGAAGCTGTTAAGGATTTATGATGTATTGGAATTTTTTAAATTTGGCGAGAGGAAATCTATAAAGAAATCTCAAGTTGTTGAGGGTGACTTTATGTATAATGTCATATCAGAGAACTCAACATCTACAAATGCTAAAGGTGAAGAATTAAAAACATTCAAAGACCTTAACATCGAGAAGATTTTAAATACATATGAAGACAACATTCGTAATCTTAATCTGGAAGATATGGATTTCAAGAATAAGATTGCAACCCAAAAAGAATATCTGGGATTTGTTTCATTAACAACAGGGAGAGAAGAAGACAGACCAAAGCTCTATGTTAAAGATGTAATCCCTCTGGTGAGAAAAAAAGACAAAGCACAATTTGGTTATAGTGTAATAGCACAATCAATTGGTAGTGGAATTGAAACCAGATACACGGTATTCAATAGGGTTTTTAAAGAAGCACCTGTTCAGAAAGACGACATCATTAGGTGTACACGATACGAGAGAGATGGTCAGTACTTCCGCCTTTGTAGTTATCAACATATCTTTTTTTAAACTATCAATACTAAAATACAGAGCGATAAGGGAGGCGGTGTGTTGAAGAACTATATTGTAGTTTCTAAACACAAAAAGGTTGCAATGGCAAAGCTCGCACAACTTTGTAAAGCAAAAGATATTGTTTGGCAAAGAAGTGATAGAAGCACAGCTGAGATTGCAATGAAGAACGGCGATATGTACTACTGGGTAGTCCCATCAAGAAACCGTAGGTTTAATGAGATTACTTTTGAAAGAGCATATATCGAATGTAAAACCGATATAAAATCGTCGTTTTATAATCATATTTTAACTCCGATAACAAGGCACGAAGAATTTTTCGATGGTAGTTATCTTGATGGTACTGCATTTGTCGTTACCGATGCAGATGTTGAGGCTATTTGGAACGAAAGTTGGAGGGGTTAAATGAATTTATATTTCAAAAATTCTCAAGGCAAGGAGAGACTCATTGGCTCCAATATTGCTAATGAGAGTGAGGCTATGAAAATTATCAAAGATTTTTGTGATGAGAGGAGTTTTCCAATCTATTACTATCGCTCTTGGATTAGAGATAATGTGAGAATCTTTGATGTAGGTAGCTACACCGAGTTTTTCCACTTGAAAGATGAGGAGACGGCTAATGAATAAGTCAACAACAAAGCAGTGTAATATCTGCGGCAAAGAATTTGATATGTGGGACGAACAACAGAACTTTAATCTAAACTTCAATGTGTATTACGGAAGTAAACACGACGGAGAAAAGATTGACTGTAATCTATGTTGTGATTGTTTCGATGAATTACTTGATACATACATATTACCAAAATGCGTACACAATCCTATAGTTGATGACGCAGGTTATTAAAGCTCTCATATATGCCATTTCAACACAAGGTAACGAGATAGACAGTGTTGTCATATCAAAAGATGTGATTGAAACAATGGGAAGATGTGTAGAAAGTGAAATATTTGGGGATTTGCTAACTTTTAGAAGAGTTGACGACACAGTTAATTGTGTTCACAATGGTCGAACTATTCAAGTTTTAAGGCAAGAACCACAGTTTTACTTGGCAGGCATACCTGTAAAGATTTCGCCGTATGGCAACACTTGTTCTATTGTGATTAAAAATGGCGACACGATAGAGCTTATTTCACACACTGAACAAGAGTGTGAAGAAGAAATAACTTTTGAAGCAGAAGAGTTGGAACGCATTTGGTACGGAGGTTTTTGATATGGCAAAAAACTTTAACGATAAAAAATTAAAAGAAGAAGTTAATAAGCAACTTCGAATTGTATTTGCAAACGGAATGAGTCAAGGAACCAAAGCTATTTGTGGTGTAGTACTGGAAGAAATTAATTCTACCGGCAAGACGGCAGAAGAAAAGCTTCAAGTGCTTAAGGTTTTTTGCGAAAAGTCTCTTGGCTTAAACACAGAAGTTAAGGGGTGATAATTTGAAGTTTGACAAGACAGAAGTATGGGGGTTTGAACACGCTATAAGAGGTATGAGAAATCCCAAGAACAGCTGGCACAAATCGGATAGTGATGTTCATAGGGTTGCTGAATGCCCTGAGTGTCCTCACTATAACAAACATTGCCACAATCACATATTAAGTGGAAATGCTTGTTTCCATTTGGGTGAAAATGATTTACAGCTTGCACAAACACTTATTCGTGCAGGAAGTGAACACAGAAAATTTATGAGACAGATATTTGTATCTGTTGACATCACTGCTCCACTATATTGGTGGAAAGAGTTTGATACATATAAGGTTGGTACAGTAGCAAATAGTACAAGCACAATGCACAAGCTTACCAGTCAGCCAATCACAATGGATTGTTTTGAAATGGACGACTATAACGGGGTTATCTGCGAAGACGGAAACTTTGTTTTCGAGGTGGAAAGTTCTTGGCACGAGCTTATTGAAACACTTGAGTTGTTAAGACAAACATATCTCGAAACAAAGAACAAAAAGGTTTGGAAAGAACTTGTTCGTTTGTTACCCGATAGTTGGTTGCAGACCAGAACGGTTACGATGAATTATGAGAACTTACTTGCGATGTGCAGTAAGGGACAAAGAAGGTTTCATAAACTTAACGAATGGTCTGGAGCAGATGATTTCAATCTTGAAAACTTTATAAGTTGGGCTCGCACACTTCCTCACGCACAAGACTTTATTTTTATTGATGAGGTGAACGAGGGATGAAAATAGTTTGTATTTCTGGAAAAGCAAGACACGGCAAGGACACAGCAGCCAACTATATGAGAAAGAAGTTGGAATTGTCCGGCAAGAAAGTTCTTGTTGCTCATTATGCTGACTTATTAAAGTATATCTGCAAGACAATCTTTAATTGGAACGGCGTTAAGGACGAGAACGGCAGACAGTTATTGCAGTATGTAGGAACAGATGTAATCAGAGAACAAAATCCAGACTACTGGGTTGACTTTATAATCGGAATACTTGATATGTTCTACGGAGACTGGGATTATGTTTTAATTCCCGATTGTAGATTTCCAAATGAGGTTGAGCGATTAAAGGAAGCTGACTTTGATACTGTCTCAGTAAAAATAGTACGCGACGATTTCGTTAGCGAACTAACAGAGGAACAGAAAAATCACAAATCAGAAACAGCAATGGATAATTTTGATTTTGATTTTGTTATACATAACAGAGATATGGGAGGGTTTTATAAAAACCTTAACCAGCTCTTGATTGATATTGAAGCGGAGGTATCCGAGAATGAAGAAATTCAAAGTGTTAGTTGATATGGACGACACTATGGAAAATCTTCTGGTGTGTTGGTTGAATAGGCTCAACAAAAAGCACGGAACCAATGTTGCACATCACAATGTACATAGTTGGGATATGTGTGAATTCTTCCCAAGTCTCTCTAAAAAAGAGGTTTTTGCCCCGCTACATGACGAGACACTATGGGATGAAATTGAACCTATTAAGGGAAGTGTACAGTATTTAAAACGATTGGTTGAAGACGGTCACGAGATTTATGTTGTTACCGCTTCCCATTACAACACCATTAAACCTAAGATTGAAAAAGTGTTGTTTAAATACTTCCCGTTTATATCTTGGGATAATGTTATTATAACCAGCAATAAGCAGATGATTAAAGGCGACATCTTAATAGATGATGCTCCTCACAACTTGGTTGACGGAGAGTATTTCAAAATATTAATGGATGCTCCACACAATCAAGGATTCAGTGCTGAGAATAATGGTATGGTCAGAGTTTATAACTGGGAAGAAATTTATAAATTAATAACTCAATTATCCTTAAGAAAATAGGAGGTGTTTGCTATGAATGTTTTATATTCCACACATTGTCCTAAGTGCAATGTGCTGAAAGAAAAACTCGATGCAGCCAATATTCCATATTGCGAAGTTGACAATGTTGAAGAAATGGCTGCGAAAGGTATTGACGCTGTACCTGTTCTACAGGTTGACAACATTATGATGAGCTTTACAACAGCGGTAGAGTGGATTAAGAACAGGAGTGAAAGCAATTGAACATACCATTAAAAATGAATAAAGACTTTGAGAAAGCTATTTCAGTGATGAACGAGAAATACGGTGAAGACTTTGAATACCTTAATGGCATTCACGAGTCTCAACTTAATTTCTCAGATTTTATTGACGGCTTCATTGACAAGAATGTAGCAGATGTAACTATTGATGCAAACGCCAATGCGTCTTGCAAAGATATTAGAAGTCTGCTCAGTGAAAAGGGTAAGTCTCACGACAAGCTCTTTGCGTTCAATAAGATTTTCTATGAAATGAAAAAGAAGTACAATCTTCGCACGGCGAAAGACTGGCTTGAGACAGAGTACAATGGAGGTTTTTATCTTCACGATGCTCCGTCAACGACATATCTACCGTATTGTTATGCTTACGACTTGACTCGTCTCGCAGAAGAAGGATTGTTCTTCCTTAAAAATTACAACAATCAACCGCCTAAACACCTTACAACCTTTGTTGATGATGTAATTGAATACATCAGCTATATGAGTAATAGAAGTTCCGGTGCTGTTGGTATCCCTAATGTTCTCATCTGGACTTATTACTTCTGGAAAAAAGATTGCGAGTCAGGCTACATTATCAAGTCTCCTGAATATTACATCAGACAAACTTTCCAGAAGCTAATTTACAGATTAAATCAGCCCTTTATGAGAATCGACCAGACGGCATTTGTAAATGTATCAATCTTCGACAGAAATTATATTGAGTCTCTGTTTGGTGGAGTTAAGTACCCTGACGGAACTTATGTAATTGACGAAGTTGAAAACCTCATTGAACATCAAAAGATTTTTATGGAAGTTGTTTCGACAATCAGAAGTGAAAATATGTTTACATTCCCTGTGCTTACATACTCACTCCTCTATCAGAATGGAGAGTTTGTTGACAAAGAGTTTGCAAGATGGTGTTCAGACCACAATACAAAGTGGAACGACAGTAACTTCTTTGTAAGTGAAGATGTTGGAACATTGTCAAATTGTTGTAGATTACTTTCGGACACAACAAAGTTAAATGCTTTCATCAACTCTATTGGTGGTACTGCTCTGTCTATCGGTTCAGTAAAGGTTAACACAATTAATCTTATGCGTATTGCTCTTGAAACTGAATGCGATGAGAAAAAGTATTTAGCCTTATTAAAGAAAAGAGCTTTGTTGTGTTGCAAAACACTTGATGTAGTAAGACACATCATCAAGAGAAATGTTGAGAAAGGTTTATTACCGAACTATCAGGACGGCGGTATCGAAATGGACAAGCAATATTGTACTATGGGTATTCTCGGACTATATGAGGTAATTGAAGCTTTTGGATATACAACCACAGATGAGGTTGGTTATACATATTACACAGAAGAAGGCATTGAATTTGCAAGCAAGATTTTTGAAGTACTTAACGAAGTAAAGGACAACTTTACCGCAGAGTATTCTTTCAACATTGAGTCAGTTCCTGCTGAAAGAGCCGCAGTTATTCTTTGTCAAAAAGACAATCTGCTCTATGACTTAAATGATAAATTCATTTATTCAAATCAGTGGATTCCGCTATCAACAAAATGTACCATTCAAGAGAAGTTGAAGTTATCATCTATTCTTGATGAGAAGTGCTCTGGTGGTAGTATCGCACACATTAACCTTGAAGCAAACTTCCCGAACACAGATGTTGCTTGGGAGATGCTGAATAAGATTGCTCAGTCTGGTGTTATTTATTTTGCGTTCAATACCAGAATTAATGAGTGTATTAATCATCACGGTTTTGTGGGTACAGATATTTGTCCTACTTGTGGTGAAAAGGTTTATGACACCTATCAGCGTATTGTTGGTTATTTAGTTCCTACAAGAAGCTACTCAAAGGATAGGTTCAGAGAATTTACTACAAGACAGTGGTATGAATATGCGGAGATGTTGCAGGAATGATAGTTAAACAAATCGTAGATGAAGATTTTGTTAACTATAAAAAACCATCAATGTTTATTGCATTTCCGAACTGTGATTGGAAATGTGAAAAGGAATGTGGAATGCGGGTGTGTCAGAACGGCGCACTCGCCACTTCTCCAGACATAGAGATTGATGTGGAAAAAATAGTTGCAAGATACTTAAATAATCCACTAACGAGTGCTGTAGTTATTGGTGGGCTTGAGCCGTTTTATGATTATAGAGATTTACTTTATTTAGTGCAACACATCAGGTTCGCAGGATGTATGGACGATATAGTTATCTATACTGGATATACGGAAGCAGAATGCAAAGCAAGCTGTTATATTTATGACTTGCTTCGCTACAAAAATATCATCATAAAGTTTGGAAGATTTGTTCCAAATCAAGAGCCACACTATGACGAAGTGCTTGGTGTTATGCTTGCAAGCGATAATCAATATGCAAAGAAATTACAATAAAAATAGTTTCGTAATAAAAACTGTATAGTTTTTTTAACAAGGAGTATGGATATGCAAGTAGTCAAAAATATATGTGATGAATTACAAAGAACTTCTGGAAAGAAAGATAAAGAAGCTATATTGCTTCGAGAAAAGGATAATGAATGTTTCAAATACATCCTTGATTTCTTGCTTAATCCATTTATAACAACAGGAATAAGCACACAGAAGATTAATAAAAAGATACATACTTCAATTGAAGATGTACCTGAAAATATATTTGAATACCTAAAAGAAAACAAAACTGGTAGAGATATTGATATTGTGAGTGCCCAAAGGGTTATTGATAATCTACCGGAAGAGCTAAAGGGGTTTTATAAATCTATAATTACCAAAACATTAAAGCTTGGAATTGATGCAAAGACGGTCAACAAGGTTTATGGCGAGGGGTTTATACCGACATTCGATGTGATGCTTGGAACAAGTATTGAGCATTGTAAGATTGCGGAAGGAACTTGGTTCAGTATAAGCCATAAACTAAACGGCAACAGATGTGTTTGGTATAAAGGAAAACTATATACAAGACAAGGTAAAGAATACACAGGGCTTGACCATATTATAAACAATATTAAATACATCTTTGGTGATGAAGATGTGGTTCTTGACGGCGAGCTTGTATATAAAAATAACGAAATGCTTAGCGATAGCGAAGCTTTTAGAAAAGGCACAGGTATAGCACAATCAAAAGACAAAGACAAGTCTGATTTAAGGTTTATAATATTTGACATTATTACCACAGAAGACTTTGAGAGAGGTTCTTCAAAGCTTACATACAAAGAGAGAGTCGAAAAGTTATGGTGGCTTAGAGGTGTGCTCGGAGACCCTGATGTTCCAAAAAACATTTCCGTAGTCGATATTTTCTATCAAGGAACAGACCAGAGTGAAATTTGGAAGTGGCTCCACTATGCTGAAGAAAATGATTTGGAAGGTGTAGTTTTAAATTTAGATGCACCTTACCAATGTAAAAGAACAAAAGATTTAATTAAGGTAAAAGAGTTCTATAATGTTGACCTCGAAATTGTCGGTTACGAAGAGGGTTCTGGAAAATTAACGGGAACACTTGGAGCTTTAGTCGTTGACTTTAAAGGAAACAAAGTTAATGTTGGCTCTGGTTTAGATGATGCTACAAGAGCAGAACTTTGGAATGACCGAGATTCACTTATAGGGAAAATAGTAGAGGTCAAATATAAAGAAATATCAATGGACAAGAAAACAGGTAAAGAAAGTTTACAGTTCCCAATATTTGTTTCGATGAGAGATGATAAGGACGAAGTAAGCTACGAATAGAAAGGATGAACATTTATGTCAATTTATTGTACTTCAACAACGCCAGTAAGTGATATTTTTAATTCTATGTTTGGCAGTTATACACCATCGGTATCAATGAGCTTTTCTTTGGGTTCTCCCCGCAAGAAAGGTTTGTATGCAGATGG